CTCGGGTGATCTCAGACTGGAATGAACTGGAATCAGCAGAAATTTTTATAATTAGCTCGCGCAGGGTTGCCACTATTAACTCTCCATAAATAAAAAAACCTGCCGCAGCAGGTTTTATAGTTGATAATAATTACTTTTAATTTGCGTTTTTATCAATAAAGTCTCTTAACTCTTCAGATTTTTTACATTGTTCATCATCAACTGTCATAAAGGTTTTTTTAGAATTCTCGCAAAAATAATGATAATCATCATTAGCCTTTACATACCCCATAACTTTATTAAAACCTTTTATGCATAAATCAGGTTCTGAATGCTCAGAGCAAATAGTTTTTGTAAGTTCCTGCATCTCTTCACCAGATAATACAGTGCTAGCTTGTGCTGAAGATGCCATAAAAAGAACAGCCACTAATACTTTTTTCATCATATCAATCCAATAAATAAAAGATTTATAAATATTAGTGTTTTAAATATTAAATGTCACTTAGTTGCCTCTGTAAGCGCCTCCTCAAGCCCTGCAAACGGATCCTTGTCTGTTTGCTGCTCTTCTCCCCCCCACTGCAGAATGGCATCAGTTAACGGCACTTTTGCACCCTGCGAGCCATATACGGCAGAGACAATCTGCGCCGCCTGAATATCGCCGCGGATATCGCCGACCGGGCTTATCCTGTCGTATTCAATCCACATCAGCATTTCACTGGCCGTCATGCTCTGCCTGAGCTCTGAAAGCGTGCGCCCCATACGGAGCGCAAGCGACATCAGGAATTTAACGCCGGGGGTGGCGACTTTTCCCGGGCATCATCCCCGGATGCGATCAGATCGAGTGCCTGTTTAAGCAGACGGGAATGCACGGGGCCATAGATGGCACGCACTTCCTCTTCATCGTCCCGGGTAAAAACCTGCTGCTTGTCCTCGTCGCAAAGCACATCGAGAAAAAGCGCAACATCAGCGCGCAAATTGCGGTTCGCGCGCTCCGACACAGAAAGCTCTTCAGCCTTGATGTCAGTTCCGGCGATCTCCTGCCAGCGCAGCCAGGCTTCACCGGATGGCTCGCGCAGTACAACATTCACACCGCCCCATTCGGGCACGGTGACGGTTTTATGACGAAACCCGGAGTGTTTCGCCAGGGCAAGCTCTTTAATGGACATGATTTTCCTTACGAACCGGATTCGATGTTTTCAGGTTTGCCTTTCAGGCGCAGGGAGAAGGTGGCCGCGACCACGCCGTTGGTACCGGATGACCAGGTGTGCTGGCGAACTTCAGACAGGAAACGGAAGCCTTTACCGGACGGGAAGATAACCTGAAAGGCATACGTCGTGTCATTGTCATATGCGTCACGCAGTGCATCCTGTGCCGCATTTTTGAAGAAGTTACCGGACAGCGAAATCTCCGATGGAGCCGGCAGGCCGTTAGTGTTTTCCTGTTCAGTCGAGCACAGGGTGGTGACGTCGATGTCCTGTTTCTGGCCACCGGTGAACTGTACCTCTTTGATCGTGCAGCTCAGATCAAGATAGACGGCACTTGCCATTGTATCTTTCGTTGCCGGCAGCGAAGAAATCAGGATCTTCGTCAACTGCGATTTTTCATAAAGTGCGGACATAGCTGTCTCCGGATATAAAAAAACCGCCTCGCGGCGGCCTGGGGTTAAGTGGGTTGGGATTACTGCAGGACGTGGACTTCTACAGTTGCACGGCGCAGGCCGGTATCGGGCTCGTAACCGCCGGTTTTGCTCATACGGGTGGGGCCGAGCGGCATCAGCGCGGCGATCGCCTGCTCGCGCAGCGCGCGGGCTTCATCCACCGAGGAGGCATAAACATCCACCTGCAGGGCTGTGTCTTCCTCTGCGGGGCCACAAAGCGTATCGCCATAGACCTGATCCACCAGCGTGAATGTGATCCACGGCGGCGCAACTGCCGGTTCACCCTGGCTGTTAAGCGTCACCACGCCGGGATAAACCTGCCCGTCGGCCAAAGCGCCAATGAGTGCATAAACATCGGCCTCGGTCATTTTGAAAGCACCCTGTCGATCGCGGCATTGGCTTCGGCAAACGCGGCGTTTACCGCATCTTCCTCGCGGGCATCATAGGCCGGGCGAACGAACGGCACGGGCGGCATGGTCGAGGTACCCATTTCGATAAAGCGCCAGTAAAACGCATTACGCGGATCGCTGGCCTTCATCGTTTTGTCGCTGGCGCCGGTGCGCGGGTTGGTACCGCGGATATGAACGCCGGAAGCAATCGCCCCGTTGCGCTCACGCTGAGTGATGACGACGATATTTTTCTTCAGTTTCCCGCTTTTTACCGGCGCGCGGCTCACCGCTTCATCTTTAAGGATTGTCGCTCCGGCACGCGTGGCATCGCGCATCACCTTCCGGTTTTCCGCTTTGCTGAGTGTCGCGAGATCTTCGGACAACCCCGCCAGACCGGAGAAATCAAGGTTAGTGCCGATCATGGTTTTACCCCCTTCTTACAAAGGATTTCGAGCTGCGTACCTTTTGAATCCGCTACCGGCGGGCCGGTTACGTCGAGGTACTGTCCTTTATACGGACCGGTCAGCACCTTGAGCTTTGACGCTGCTGTAATGTCATTGCGAAAGCGCACCCAGACGCGGATTGTCGCTTCCGCAAACTCCGCGCCGGCGGAAATGAGCTCCCGACCGCTGATCCCCTTTATCTCGGCAAATATCTCACTACCGTCATGCCACGTTTGCTGTGGCTGCCCGGATGGTGTCCGGGTGGAAGTGAAGTTCATGATACGCACGCGCTGATTAAGCCTTCCCGCCTGCATTTCGCCTCCTACACACCATAAATACGGTAAGGCTGCAGCAAAGCTTCGACAGCCAGCGGCAATTCTGCCGGCGCATTACCGCTTACCACCGCCTCCCGGTTGGCGTACCAGTGCCCGACAAGCAGCAGCATCGCTGTGCGCACATCGTCATTGAGAAGCAGACGATCTTCATCATCAGCAAAGCCCGGCTCATCATTGGTTTTGTAAAGCTTTCGCCGCGTCCAGGTTTCAACATAGCGCGCCGCCGCGCCGGTGTAGATTTCAAGCAGGTTGTCATCACCTGTAAAATCATCATCGATACGGCAATGGCTCCGGACTAAGGACGGTTCAAGAAACGCCATGGTTTAGCCTCAGAAATAGCGGCCCGCAGGCCGCCGTGGTGTTTAGCTGCCCGCCCCCGTCAGCGCACCGAACACGAACGCTTCCGGACGATATACCGCCAGCGCCACGCGCTCTTCGCAGCGAATGGAGATCATGTTCTTTTCGAAGTCGTCGGCGTTCTCGGTAGAGATCACAACGTTGGCATCTTCGCGATCGAACAACTGCGCGCCGGAGTTAAATGCACCAGTCAGGAATTTACCCAGGAACTGAGCAGCTTCGGTCGCAACCACCGGCAGGCCCCACAGTGTCGGCGTGGTGAGCTGCGCCGGATTCGCGAGGATATAGCGGCCCAGCTCGTCTTTGGTCAGTTCGATGCGTGCCCAGTCGGTAAAGTGCATGACGTGGCCGGACGCCGGGAAGCGCGCCAGCTGCGCCTGCAGCATTGCCAGACGGAGCACATCGATACCAGACTGTTTTTCCACTGCAAACGCCGGGTTAAACGCAACAGCCTGAGGAATAATCCCCTTCAGATGCGCGCCAGTACCGTCACCGAACAGAATCTCCTGCTCTTCGACGTACTTGAGGCCATAACGCATCTCGGCGTCTACCGTTGACTGCAGTTGTGCAAAGTCGTCCAGGATCTGCTTGGATGCCTTGAACATGTGTGCGATGGTGCGCACCGGCGTCGTCTCTTCAGAGAACTGGATATCGCTGTAAGGCTTGGTGGTGTTTTCCGGCACAACGCCGGCGTTGTTGGTGAAGCCGGTCTGCTTCACGTAATAGATTGTGTTCGACCCGGTGCGACCAGGTGCAATCAGATCGCGGATAAAAAGACGCTGCTTCGGCGTCTGATCGATACCCGGAAGACGCGTCGGCGCGATAATTTGCCCCGGAACGTCAACGGTGGTGATCGCCGCCTGCACCGGCACGCTCAGGCGCTTGCCGCCTTCGATACTGGAGCGAATCTCTTTCATAGCTTCAGCTGATACGAGCTGCTGACCGACCGACTGGATGACATCTTTTGCTGCGTTCAGAGGCATCTGTGCTACATGCTGCTCAAGCTCACCAAGTGCAGCTTTCAGGCTCGTTTCTGCAGCCTTCAGTCCATTGAGTTCTACAGCCATCTTATCCACAGTTTCTTTGGTTTCAGCTGAAAGCGAGCCTGATTTCTGAGCCTCTTTCAGTGCGTCTTCCGCCTTCTTACTAAAGTCAGCAGAAATTTTTTCCACTTTAGCGGAAACATCTTTGAGGAGTTGATTTACTTCGGACATGTTTTTTCCTTATTCGCCGAGCGATGCCAGCGCAGATTTGAGGGAGTTAAGTACTTCAGGGCTTACTTCATCGACAGCGCCCGGCTTGTCGTTTTCTTCGGCAGCAGCGCCCGGCATGCTGCCCAAAGCTTTCAGGTGCTTCCGGCGCTCAGAGCGGGGCATGCCGCCCTTTGCCAGAAAAGCATCAATTTTGCGGATAGCCGCCGCTGGGCTTTCTTCATCGCTGGTAATTTCATCGGAGGAGAGCAGCGCATCGGCCAGACCTCTGGTCACTGAGTCGCTGCCGCCGATAAAGGACTCCTTGTCCATCAGCGACTGAATTTCTTCAACCGGCATGCCGGAACGCGCGGCGTAGATGTCGGCCATTGCCTTATCGAACGGCTCCAGGTAGTCAGCGTATTCCCGGAAATCATTCCGGTTGCCGGCGGCCATGATCCAGGCGTTGTGGATCATCAGAAACGCGCCGCGGCCTATCTGGACCTCATCTCCCGCCATTGCGATGATGGATGCAGCTGACGCGGCGAGGCCCAGCACTTTCACGGTGACTTTCCCCTGGTATTCGCGGAAAAGGTTATAAATGGCGAGACCTTCGAACATATCTCCGCCAGGCGAGTTGATGTGGACTGTCACATCCTCGCCGCCAAGCGAGCGGAGCGCTGCTGCAATCCGGTTAGCGCTCACGCCGTCACCCCACCAGTCCTCTCCGATCACATCGAAGATGGTGATGGTGTTCTCACCCGACTGCGCCGCAGCGCGAATGCTGCCGTCCCAGCGTTCAATAGCTGCTGCAGGCAGATCGCGTTTTCCGGACGCAGAAATCCGCCCCTCCGGCGCCGCCGGAAGAGTGCTCATCTTCTTCATTGGTTCTCCTAAGCCGCTTTTTTAAGCGGTGACTGCTCCGGCGGAATGTCCGGGAAAAGGAAGGCGTGAAGCTTCATGATGTTGCTGGCCTGTGCCCCGACGTTGTTCTCACGCAGCTGATCAAGCGGCGTCAGGTTCAGCTGGACTGTGTAAATTTCACCGCCCTCAATCGGTGGCAGGTTTTCAAGCCGACGCACGTCATTGCGGGACATCCAGCCATTCTGTAGCGCTGTGGTGTAGTAGGCGGAACGCCCCGCGCTGTCGGCGCGCAACAGGCCTTCTACTGAGAATTCGGCGAAAAGGTCATCATCACTGTCCAGGAGGCAACGTGAAATCTCCTGCTCAATATTCACCAGCAGCGGGCGAAGCGTGTTGGTCAGGAACTGCAGGTTCATGCCTTCGACGCTGGATGCCCAGCTGCTCTGTTTGTCGGCATGCCCGACCATAAACGGCGGGACGCGAAACCAGCGGCAGATTTCTTCAATACTGAATGAGCGGCTTTCCAGCATTTGCGCGTCTTCTGGGTTCATCGTGACACCCTGATATTTCAGGCCGCCTTCCAACACCATGATCTTGCCCGCATTCTTCGAGCTGGTGAACGCCTGCATATAACTGCGCAGACGCGCGCGCTGATCTTCATTAAGCGCTGCATCGGAAGTGAGAAACCCCGAGCTCTGAATGCCATTTTCGAAGATTTTTGCGGCCGACTGTTCCACCGCCAGCGCCGCACCAATCACATCGCGACCGGTCATCATGGGCATCATCCCGCAAACCCCGTCGAGTCCGAATCCCCGGATGTGCATGATGTTTTTTACCGGAATGACGCGCTTTGTTTTGCTCTCGGTATAGGTGTATTCCAGCGCACCGCTGTCGAGCCGCTTAACCACCATGTTCTGAGGCAATAAAGGCACCAGCGATACCAGCTTCTGGCCGATGTATTTTTTTTCGACGAAGGCATTACCGCGCAGGCAGATGCTGGCGACCACCATCAGCATGAAGCGCGATGGCGTCATTTCCGCATTCGGGCGGCGGCAAAGCACTGAATAGGCCGGATGGTTAGTTGCTGGCTTGCGGGAACCGTCCGCCTGCCGCTCGTAAATCTTCAGCGGCAGGGTAGAAACAGACTCGCTGAGCAGTCTGACGCAGGCCCATACCGCTGAAAGCCGCATGGCTTTGTCAGCAGTGACGACCTGCCCGCTGCTGCTGGTACCAAACCATTCCTCCCAGAAAGTTCCGGTGGTCAGGCTGATGGGCACACCCAGCCAGTTGAGCAGAGCGCTTTTCACCCTGCCCGGCTGCTTATTTTTATTCATCAGAAACCTACCATGATGGGGTTATCGAAGAAGCCACTCAGATCCTGCCGCGTATCAGGCAGCATGGCGCGACCGATATTCATAATCAGGGCCGTTGCCCCGTCAATTTTGTTTTCGCTGTGCTCCTTGATGGGGCGAACAACGTCATCATTACCAGGCAGATGTTTACCGACAACATTGGAAATACACCAGGTGAGGATGGGATGACCATCATGATGGAAGCGCCCGGCCTCTATCGCCGCCTCAAGCTCCTTCATGGGGTCTGACATGTTGGTGTAGTTCTGCACGATCGTTATCGGGCTCAGCCCCTCATCGGCCAGATGATGAGAAAGGTTTGTGGCGCCATGCGGGTCTATTGCTGACTCTTCCACGGGATTCTGGCGGTTGACAGCTTTCGCCTCCTCAAGGATCACCCGGTAGTCGATCTCTGCGCCATCGGTTAACTGCAGGTGACCGCTATTCACCCACTTCTGGAATCGCTCAGCGGTACGCTGCTGATCCGTATCGGTGCTGTAAACCGTGTCGTATGGCACCCAGAAGCGTGGCGCCACGCAGTAGTAATGCCGTTTACCGTCAATATCGCGGGTGAAAATCCTCACCATGCTGTTCATATCAAGCTTACGCGCAAGGTCAAAAGACAGATAACAGGGCTGCCCCTCAAACTGCTCGAGCGAGAGCGTTTCATCCTCACAGTTGCGCCAGCTGACCAGGTTGAAGAAAGCCGCCCGGGCTGAAACCCATATATTCAGGTGCTTTGTCTTGAATACGTTGGCCTGACGGGCGTTGTTCATCGCCCTTTTCTGCTGGCTGAGAAGGAAATCGCTGTACACCGATACCCCCATGTTGGGATTTGCCTTGCGGAGTACCGCCGGGTCGGTCCAGTCATCGCCTTCGTCAACGGTGTAGATCACGCCGAAAAGCTCTTCGTTCGGTACCGTGCCGTTAAGCATCTCGATCACTTCCCGACGCTTGTCGTAGCATGGTCCTTCGATGTTGTAGCCCGCCGTGGTGATTGCCCACATCAGGGGCTGGCGCCGTGCACCCATACCGGTCAGCATCGTGGTATAGAGCGCATCGGTATCATGCTCATGGTATTCATCCACTACCGCGCAGCTTGGCGACGAACCGTCACCGGGATTGCCGATCAGCGGTTCAAAACGAGCCCCGTCCTCCGGCCGGTTCATGTTCGACGCGTTAACCTCGACGCCAAAAGCATCACACAGCGCCGGCGTGCGTTTGCACATCAGCCGGGCCGGGCGGAAAACCTCCCAGGCCTGCTTTTCTGTCGTGGCGCCGGAATAGACCTCAGCACCAAACTCGTCGTCACAGGTGAAGCAGTAAAGCGCCACACCAGCGGAAATCGCCGACTTGCCGTTTTTACGGGGGATCTCGGTGTAGACCTCACGAAACCGGCGAAGCTTAGTCCCTTTCTGTACCCAGCCGAATGCACAACACACGATAAAAAGCTGCCATGGCTCCAGTGTGATCGGCATTCGTTTAAATGCCCATTCACCCTTAGTGTGGGGTAGCAACTGGATAAACTTGGCTGCCTTTTCAGCCAGATCCTTGTCAAAGCGGTAACGGAATTTCTTTGTTTTCTCTTTCGCCAGATCATCAAGATGGCGCTGGCACGCATCAACGACATACCTGCAGGCCACAATCCTTCCCCGCACGATGTCGCGGGCATACTGATTTGCGGCGTTCACGTTCGGATAGGATTTACGGGTCATAGGTTTTTGAATGGGTTATCAGACTGTTTTTTGTTTGCGCCCATCAGCCGCTGCCTGCTGCTGGGGTCCAGCCCAAGCATGCCGCCGAAGGATGCCATTTGCCGCATTGCTTCATTCAGTACCGTCAACGCCGGGTTTTTGATCACACCGCCCATTGCACCAGTCACGGTTATACCGTTGTCAGCAACGTGACTCTGCGCAGCGCGGGCGTTTGCGTAGGCGACACAAAACATTTCGAGGTTGTGTAAATCTGTCGCGCATAAAACCGCCTGCGCGCACAGCTCCTTAGAGACCATTTTCCACATTGTCGCAGCGTCTTCGCTGAGCCATTCCGGCGGGTCAACGCCGGTGATTGGGGTGAAGGAAGGCTCTTCTTTATTGAGGGCGCGCTTACCCGGATTACCGGCCAGCAACTTCCGGGCGGTCGGCTTGGCGCGGCGTCCGGATCGGCCCGTCGCTCCAGCCATAGACGCTCCAGTTAAATTTTATATTTCGCGGGTGTGAAAATCTGACTGAGGCGGCGGTACTTAGGGTTCAGGCCCCAAAACTTTCGACCCGCCCTCCCGTTGATGAGAATAATTATCATTCACAATGAAATAATTGCAAAATGCAACTAATTATCGATAATGATTATCATTTTAACCTTTCCCGGCCGGTTTTCGACCTGTGGCAGGGCCAGCACAGCGATTCAAGGTTCGACAGCTGATCAGTGCCGCCTTTAGCTTTAGGGATGATGTGGTCGACAGTCTTTGCCGCCGCGATCTGTCCATTACGCCTGCAGTTCTGGCACAGATGTTTGTCGCGTGCCAGAACCTCAGCCCTGAGCACATCCCACTTGCTGCCATAGCCGCGCTGGTGGCGATTCTGTCCGCGCTGGTGCTGCTGCCAGCCTTCGGATCGGTGCTGCTCGCAGTAGCCAGAGCGGTCGGTGGTTGTTCCGGCGCATCCACGCTTCCGGCATGCGCGCGGTATTGCTGCTGGCATCAGGCAATCCTCCATGCTCGTCGGCGTTCAGTGCGCGGTACCGCATCAGGGTGCTGCTCAACGGGTTCGCCATCTGCGTGATCCACAAGCGACCAGCATGGGTAGATGACTGCGCCACCCCACGCATCGCCCACGGCGTAATCAGCAGGCTTGCCGCTGTCCCAGTTCGCCAGCACTCTGGAGATATGAGATGAAGGCACGCTGTAGCACACACCGTGAATGAGCTTTGGTAGCGCGATGTAATCGGCCCGCGCTTTGTCAGCCACTATCAGCCGCTCGGCAATCAGCATCTGATATTGTGGCGGGCGACCGGTACCGAGATAAAAGCTCAGCATCTCTTCAGGGAAGAGGGAAAGCCAGAGGGCAACCTTTTCCTCAAACCCCGCTACCGGCATCGCGTCATCTTCCAGCACGACAACACGACAGGATTGATCTGCTGCCCACTCCAGCGCGCGACGGTGATTCCAGTTGGCACCCATATCGCACTCGTCCATCAGCAGGTTAGCGCCAAGATAGTCAGCAAGCCTTTCGGCCTGCTCTCGCCGGGCATGGTGCCCAACCACAACAAAGCTCACTTGTGTTTCCACCAGGCGCACTCCTTACCGATGCCGTCAGATTTGAAAATGGTATGCACCTGCGGCCCGGTCACGATGCGATCGCCAAAGCGTTTAGCCACAATGCCAAACGCCAGCATATCGCCGACCGCTGCCAGTGCTTTCTCTGTCTTCCAGAAGCGGTGACACTCCAGCAGGTAATAGAGCCGCACTATGCCATGCGCAAAGTCCATCACGTCAGCGCGCAGGCCGCCAAGCAGCCCGGCATTAAGCATCACATCGTCGCGATACTCATCGAGGAAGGCCTGATAGATGCGCTCAGGGTGATGCTGACGTGCCCACGCATCGGCATATGTCTTTGGTTCAGAGCCGACATACACCTTGCCCGGCACCATATCTGCCCATGGCTCCCGGAGCATTTCTACATCGGTACCGTCAGTACACCAGACGAAATGATACTCAGGATGATCGCGAAGGTGCTGCCAGATATGCAGCCAGCGCCTGAAGTAGCAGTTCATCTTCACCGCGGGAACGCGCCAAAGTTCTACATCAGCCGGCGCGGTTGCCAGTTCATCAGCCAGCACAATCCGCCCGCAGCCGCGCAACGAACCGGCCCACTTCGTCAGCAGGTCAGGTGAGGCTGTCATTCTGGTACCGCGCTGCGGGTCTGGCTCGCTGGTCAGCAGCGTGGTGATCACTACATTGCGTTGAGGGCGATACGGGGCGTAGCCGGTAAAACCGGTATCGCGGCGCGCGTTGTGAATTTTGACGTTGTGCTTTACCTGCTCTTCCCGATCCGGACGTGGTACCGAGCGCTCAACCAACTCGTGCTCATCGAGGGAGTGAATCAGCTTTTCAGAGCCGACCACATCAGCGAACGCCCACGACGTCAGCCCGGCATTGTGGATGCGCAGGGCGAGATCGCTGTGCTCATACATGCCGCGACCGTAAATCGGGTCAAATCCGCCGACAAGCTCAATCGGGATGCGGTGGTAATAAAGCATCACACCACGCTGGCCGGTATAAGCCACATGCTTATCGTCCCGGTAGAGCTCAGCGATGTCATGGAGTTTGCGCGCACCAGCAAGATCGAGGAACTGATAAGCCAGGTGTGGCTCGGGCGACTCGATGTAAGGCAGCCACCATCCATCAGCGATCGGCCAGGCGTCATCGTCCCACAGGAAGAGATGCTCACACCCGGCATCCATCAGCGCAGTAAGGCTGGCGTTCTTCGAGGCCACAATGCCCAGCGATTTATTGTGTCGGATCAGATTAATGCCGGCGGGCACCACCGCTGGTGGCTGTGAACCGTCATCAACGACAACCACCAGCGCGCCGGCAGGCAAATACCGGAGCTGGTGCTCCAGCGCCTGGCTGAGTACGCCAGCGCGATTATGCGTGGAAATGGCTATGCCGATCCGGCTGGTGGTTGGCGCGCAGGCCGGTACATACGGGACACCATCGATTTCTACTCGCATGGCTCAATCCTTACCGAGCCCCGCAGGGTTTGCCGCTTAACCTCTCCGGATTCAAGTACGATTCGCTCGTCTTTGAATACCGCGCAAATCACTTCCCCTTTTTCATCGTCAGCAGCAAAGCAGTGTTTGATCTCTTTTCCATCAATAAAAACTTTATAGCGCTCAACGGCAGGGTTAATTCTTTTACCGGGATCATCATCAAGAACGGTGAAGCGCATGATTTATCCTTTTAGATGTGAGCCTGCCGCATGGGACAGCCGCCCGAGAAAGTAGCTTTATTCAGGCTCACGACTGCAAGACTCTTGATTGTTTAGCGCATGCGAGGCGCAATAAAAAAGCCACCAGCGGTTGCGGGTGGCTCAATAATACGAGTTGTCTTTAGGTCTAAACTGAGTGTCGATGTTTATTATTCGCTGACTTCATGCCATTTTCGATCGACACCTTTACTCCATTCCACCACTAGCGCGTCATTGTGAATGTCGTAAATTTCTACTTGGTCACAATTAGCTGAATCTCTGGCCTCAGAAGCGAAAATCTCAGCTTCCCTTAGGTCAGTTGCTGAACGATAAACTTCTCCCCACCCAGAAGCTCGTTCATAAGAATCGTATGCAAAAACTAAATAGCGCTTCATAGACTCCCCGTCTAAACATCCTTTTGAATGCAAGAACATTATCACAGGCACTCAGGGAATGCCTGCTGTAATGCCTTAGCAGTCTGCGTCGGGGCGTGCAACAGCACGACATGCCCACATGCAGGCTTCCTGCATTTTGGTGCGAGCAATAGCCAGGCAGCGCGCAGATTCCTGTGCTTCTACAGAGTGATTCGCTGTCTCAGAAAGCTCAGCGCTTACGCTTTCACGCTCAGTATCGAGAAGGTTGCAGAAATGGCGACTGACACCTTTGAGGCGATTCATGCGCTCAATGTCAGCATCAGTTAAAGTGCGGTAGCCTTTTACGGTGCTGCCGTCTTGTGGTTTCGCTTCGCTCATGAAGTTCCCTTCTAAATTTGGATGGATGAGGTGCAATAAAAAAGCCACAAGCGGATGCCAGTGGCT